GGTTTCTACTGCACCGGGGGCTTTGTTTTTGATGCGTTCGCAGTTCACTCTTGTACGGTCTGAGCAGGCTGTGAGGGTGATGGCGAGCAGGCTAATCAGGGCTAGGCGTTTCATCGGTTGCCTTGGGTCGTGTGAGTGGTGCTGGTGGGTCTTGGTCGTTGTCCCAATGTGTAAGCGTTTGGTCTGATAATGCCCAACCTGAGATGAAACCTTTTTCGTGCAAAAGTTCTACTAGTTCGTCATGTGTCATGCGCTTATCTCCATTGCCATTAGTACAGAGTTGCCGTTGTAAAGGTCTGTAGCACCTCGCCGGTTTATGCGAAAAGTGCCTGACGGAACTTTGCACTGCATCTTGTATGTAATTGCGCTAGTCAAGTTAGGGCTGTCAATAAACAGGTTTGAAGCGTTACCTGTTTGGTCGCTTGATGGACTCCACAAAAGAAAACTGGCTTCTGCGCCGTTTCCTACTGCTGTTGAGTTTCGCACAAATTGAAAATATGCAAGGCCGAAACCAGCGTTTGTGTTTCCTCCACCAACAGAGCAAAACAAAAGGATTTTAGAAGTTGTTGATTGTGGCGTAATAGACAAAGACAGACCAGTCACATCGACATAAGTAGTTGATGCTGTGCTGAAAGTTCTGTCCGTCACGTTTGCGCTAACGACCTGCATAATACGAAACGCCCCTCGTAGGTCGTTCATTTGCGCTGCCGTAAGCACAGCCCCAGTAGTGAAACTTGCTGGAAGGTTAGTAGGTGTAGCCATGTTTAGTATCCTAATCTGTTGTTGTCGAGCGTGCCGAAGCCACTTGTGTTATCCAGTAACAGGTAAGCGTTTAGATCAGCACCCGAAACGTAATAAGTGTATGAAGCACCGGCAGGGGTAGCAGTCACACTCACACCTTCAATCAAACACTGGTAAGTAGTGCCACGGAAAGTTACACCAACCTGTGTACCAGCCGACAAAATAATTGAACTAGAAGCACCAATTACGTCTAACTGAAAATCGGCCTGTGCCTCAGCAATACAAGTAAAAGAACTAATAGCAAAACGAGCAGTTCCATAATTGCCCAGCAGGTAGTTGGCATAGTCAGTGGCTTGGCTGTTGCTGGCATTCAACGTGTTTGTCTGGTACGCCCGATACGGCACTGCAGCGCCAGCCTTGGTAACCGTCGCAGCAGCAAACGATTCAGGAGTCACCGTCACCTGTGTATAGAAGTTGTCGGCAAGGCTGTCAAAGTTGATTTTGCTATAGACCTGATTAGTTGAGTTGTTAGCCACATCAGAAAAGTTGATGGTGCTCACATTCGAGTTGAACGGACTTACAAGGGTTGTGGCGTTACCAAACTCCCTGATGCGTGCGTTGGTGGTCTGGCACACCCTGGCAACCCAATCGCCCCAAGTGCCACTGACCGTGGTTGCAGCCATCGCTGGTGATCCAGTTGTGCCAGTCCAAGAAAGCGTCAACCCTGTTTGTGTGTTTGCAGCTGTCAACTGGTTAGCAACCGTGTCGGCAGCCATTGCGTAATTGTTGCCTTGCATACGGCCAAAACGAGCAAAACCACCTTCAACAGTGATGGTCAGATAATCGGCCTGACCGACACCACCGGCATAAGGAATGCCATATTGCGCCGTAACATCAGAAACAAAACCAACCCAAATAATGCGTGGCGTACCCACACCAGTATTGTTTTCTATTTTGATGTATGTGCCAGCAACTAACGCCGTGATAGGTGACGCATAGCCTGTTGGGTAGCGCATCTCAATTGTGCCAACACCCGACTTCACCTGATCTAACTGTGCTTGCCTACCGATGCTGAACTGAATGTTTTGCACGTTAGTGAGCGCAGTCCAGCCGACACCGACAGGGTCTGTCGAGTAATACACCGTGTAGGTCTGTAAAGCCATGGCTAGTAGATGTTGCTCACACGGATAGGGACAGAGCCGTTTTGCCTCATGTAGGTACGCAAGGCATTTACCACGCTTTGAGGGTCGCCACCGTTGACGTTGATGTTGACAGTTGTGCCACCACCACCCATCTGCCCCATACGGTCAAGAGGGATAACAGCCTCTGGGCCTGCCTCACCGATCATCGCCAGCGTCGGGCCAGTAACAATGCCACCTGCAGCCAACATCGGAATGTCAGGCATAGCAAAACCCTTGCCACCGATACCGGGCACCCACGACGGCACAGTGAAAGAAAACTTGCCAATGGTGTTGTTCCAGACTGAGGCGATGCCGTTGAAGATTGTTTTGAACACTGTCAGCATGAGGTTGAACTGTGGAATGACAATGTTTGTAATCCACCATTTAATAGCGCCAAATACGCCGTCAACAATGTTTCGGAAACCTTCAAACTTTTTGTAGGCAATAGCAAGACCAGCAATGAGAGCAATGACGCCAATGACGATTAGCCCAATTGGGTTGAGTGCCATGGCAATGTTGATGGCGACAATGGACGCTGCTATTGCTGCTAGAGCCCCTGCGATAATCATGAATGTCTGTGGGTTGTTTTGTGCCCACGTTGCAAACTTCTGAAGGTAAGGCAAGACAGATTCAACGGCTGGCAAAAGTGCTGCACCGATGGATTCTTTTGTTTCGTCAAAACCAAGTTTCAGTCGAGCAAACTTGCCTGCTGTCGTTTCGGCTGCGTCTGCAGCTGCACCTCCAGTGGTTTGGGCAAGTGCATACATGACGTCTTCAAAGGTTGAGCCGTCCTTGATCATCTGACGGTATTCAGGAGCAAGTTTGCCTAGGGCTGCAAGGTTGCCACCATAGGCTTTCTCTAATGCGCCTACGACGGTTTCCAGTGGTTTGCCGGTGGCTGCTGCAATGTCCATGGCTTGAGTCGCCAACTCTTGCGCCGTAGTAACTGAACCAGTTGCCCTAGCGAGCCGATTCAACGTCGGCCTCAATTTGTCGTCCGAAATTCCGAGCAATTGACCTTGTGCCGTTATCCAGTCTTCGACGCTGGCAATCTGTGCGTCGTTTGCGCCAGTGGTCTTTCTTAGGCTGTTAGCAAGCAGGTCTTGGGCTGCAGCGTCTTCAATAGCGCCCGATACTGCGTCGCCCAGGACAACGGCTAAACCAGCCAATGCTGCAGCTGCAGGAACGGCTGCTTTTTTGATAGCAAACTGGGCTTTCTTGCCAGCGCCTTCAAGGTTTTTGAATTCGTTGATTGCCTTGGAAACTCCACCTCCGTCAAAGGTGCTTATGATTGGTATAGCCAGAGCCATTAGTTCAGTTCTTTCTGGACACGCTGAATGGCATCCATTGAGAGGCGTTGTAAAGCCTTTTCAATTTCGCCACGCTTCCTAAATACAGAAGGCCCAAGAACTCTCGTCTGGTTGGGTTTGAGTGGCCCTAGAGAGTCTCCCAGTGTGTTGGGGTTGCTACGCCCTGCAGCCTCGAAGACGGCAGCGCCGACGTAGGTCTGTGTGATGTAGATCAGGCTCACGGCTTCCCTTGCAGCATCCACTTTCAACTTGACTCCAGACTGTGCCTTAGCCACGGAGAACGGAAAGATTTTGCGTCCTGATTTGTCTGTCCAGTTTCGAGCCATACCCGACAAAGGAATTTTTGCGTAGCCCTGCTGAACTTCACGGATGGCTGGTTGGGCGATTTCGTTGGCGTTCTTGGTGAACTCTTTACGAAGACCAGGTTCAACTTTGTTCAGTGAACGGATGGCTTCTTTCAGACCTGTCATTTCTATGGAGGCTGATGCTGTCATTTCCGTTTCGCTGCTTTCTGTTGTTTATTCAAAATCTCAATGACCGTGTTTAGGTCATCCGTCTCAAATGGTATTTGTGGGGGGTAATACCCGGTGGCAACAAGTACTTCTGCTAAGGCTCTTCTGTAACTGTTGCTTCCGTGGCTTTTGGGTCTTCTTGACCAACTACCTCCACGGCGTTCACGGATTTGATGTATTCGTCAAATGTTATGGGCACTGGAACGTTGTGTTGTTTGCAACATTCGTATGCCATAAACGCAAGGTCTTCAATGCCGATGCCATTGGCCAGTGAAGATGCCTTCTGTTTGAACTTGCGTTCCCAAGCGACCACTACAAACAAATTTGTTTCTAGTTCGTATGGTTCGCCTTCGTTCGGCGTGATGCGTAGTTGGATTTTCATTGTTTCCCTCTTTCCTTAGATCAGGTAATGTCTCGAACCCATGTGCCACCAGTAAAGGTAGCCGTCACGGTTGCGAGTTCGCCCACGGTTGAGTTGATAGGCGTAAAGTTTTCCAACATTGCGTTTGTAATGGTGTACTCAGGGTTAGACGCTGACTCAGTCGTTCCAGATGGGCTGATGATGAGTGTTGTGCTGCCTTTGCCGACCATGTCTGCAAGTGCTGTTTCAACTTCTGCTGTTGCGCCTGAGCCACCGTAAGCAAGGAAGAACTCAATAGTAACTTCAACGCTCTGAAGGCCACCAACGAAACGATGACCAGTGTCACCGAATGCTGTTGATTCAAGCGAGTCCTGACCGATGGTCAATGTCACTTGGTTGGCGTTGTCGCCAATCTTTGTGTATGTAGTAGCACCCTGTGTGATGTTCACAGTTGCGTTGCTGAGGAATGTTGTTGATGCCATTTCTGACCTTTCTAGTTTCGTCTGACTGCGATAGCCACAGTCAAATCGTATGTTGGTATGTCTTGCCCACCGTATGAAGCGTTGCCCGGTCGGGCGTCAACTACGGCAATGGAAGAGTTCATAATTGTGTCAACCGTGGTCATCAGGTAGTCACCTGAATCTTGGTTGCCGGGGGGAGCTGCAAGTATGCGAACTGGGATGCGAAAGTCGCCCACGTTGTAAGTGAATGACGTCATTACTGGGAGTTCAATAAAGACAGACATTGGGCGTGCGTTGCGTGGGTCTGTGACTGGTTTCAAACCCAACGCTGTGAGCGCTGTTTTGATTGCGTTCACTGCGTCAACAAGGATTCCAGATGCAGCCATTACGCCACCTGTGGACGGCCACAACCAATGAGAGACATGATTCGTCCCATGGTTGAAGGGATAGGTATTGAAGACATTGCGTCGAATGAGGCAAACGAATCTGCAGAGCCACGCTCACGGTAGAGAGTTGCTGCATACATGATCGCCCCAAGTTTCACATCGGCACCTGGCACTGTTGTCATCGAGTCTGTATAGCCAGCCTCACGACGCTTTCTGAAACACCAGTTGTTGGTGGCATTGACGCAGACCGTTATGAAGGCCGTGTCGTTAGCAGTAGCCACGTCAATACCTAACCAACTTGTCACATCGGAAGCCTGTATCCACGATACAGACGGTGTGAAAGTGACAGTTCCTGTAGCAACAGAACGCTCTAGATCGTCGCCAGCGTCTCGGAAGAGAAACTGAAACAGTCGAATCACTTCGTTGTCAAACTCAAAGTCGCCTTCGTCTGACTGTCCGATGTATTCGTTATCTTGCGTTGATAGGACGGTGTGTGTGCCGTTGATGTTATGCCCAGCGCCAGCGATGGTGACAACATCACCGACTTGAATACCTGTTTCTACAAAGGTCTGAAGAACCACAACACCGTCTAGGCGTGTGTGAAACGCTAGATCATAAGTGGCCATGGTTCTTCAGTTCCTCTAGTAGTTCGTCGGTTTAGACGAAAGCAGCCTTGATGGACTTGGTTGGGTCGATGACCTTTGAAGCAAAGTAACCACGGAAAGCAATTTGGCGTGACAACTGTGAAGGCTGCTCAATGCTGATTGCGCCTTTTTGCTGTTCCCAGTTTTCAATTGCTGTTGGGTCCATGATGTACATACCGAGCGCAGTGATGTTTCTGTCAACTACAACACGAAGTCCAAATGCAAAACCTGCGTCTCCACCGGGGCTAAGTGTGCCGTATGCGTTCATTGGGCCAACCTGTGGAAACAACGGACGGTCTGCAGTGTCGCTCAATGAGCCAAGCAACTTCCAGACGTTTGGTGACACAGCAAGAACTGAAGGCAAGTTGCCATTCGAGCCATTGAGAATGTCTGCAGCTGCTGTATACATCCACTCAACCCAGTAAGCAGGGTCGCTGACTGATGCGTTTGCAAAGTTGTTGCTGTTCGTTGTGCCAGTGTCAAGTTCTGAACACGCAAGCAGGTCGGTACGGTCTGCATAAACACGAGCCATGTCGTCTAACAAAGCGCCGAGGACTTCAGGCTGTGACCAGTCCATTGAGGCTTCGCTGATTTCAACATAGCCACCTTGAATTGTCTTGGTGATTTGCACATCGTCAACTTCAAATGCTGATGCTGAAATTGTGGTGTTCTGTGTGGCAGTTCCAATTGTCGAGTGAGTTGTTACTACTGGACGGATAAACACTGCTCCACCTTGTGGCATTGAACGAACTCCAGTTGCGTCGATAAGTGGGCGACGGCCTTGAAAGTTGTTGTAGATAGGA